AAGAAATGGAGGTTCATTAGATTGGCACCATTAGGACACAACTCGAAGTCTCAAGGAGGAACAAAAACCATTTCGATGGATTCGGTTCGCATTCAAACTTTTGAAGGAAGGGAGGATGTTTATCTTACATTTGGCAGTGATATTGGAGATCAACCAGATGTTTCTAAACATGTTTTAGAAGATGAGTCTATTGAAGATATCAGATACATAATACGTATAGGAACAGAAGGTAACCTTGAAGGAGGTTATAAACCTTGTGTTGAAGATGTTGTTGGATCTGTTATAAGAGGAGAAGTTGAGGCAGTGCTGAAACCCAGTAATAATGTGGTAGTTAAGAAGAACTACTATACTATGAACAGTTATGGTAGACCTGGAGAATGTGGTCTTCCTGTTCTAGGAAAAGATAGAAAGGGAGCCATTAAAATTCTCGGAATATATTTTGGCGCTGGAAAAGATCTTAAAGTTGGTCTTTTTGCACCTGTAAGAGAGTTTGAAGTCTTAGATTCGAACAAGAATAGTGAGATGATGAGTTACGTCGAGGAGCATATGACAGGACTCGCTGATAGATTTCTTGCAGGAGTACATCCAGCAGGTAAAGTAGACGTTTTCTATAAAGGAACAGGTAAGACTGACTACGTACCTAGTATGTTGGTTAATGCCTGGTTAAGCCAAGGAAATGATCTAGATGATTTTCCTTTGAAAAGTGGTAAGGTTCCTGTAATAAGGGAGTCTGTTACATATCATTATGAAGATGGTACAGATATATGTATCTCTCCATGGCATAAGGCAAATAGTAATTTCATTAAAACAGGAACACCTGCTATGAGTAAGGAGTTTCTAGAGATTATGAATAAGAGACCTAGGATACTTTACGGTAACGTTCTTGAAACGTTGGTTATGGATAAGACATACAAGAGTCTGTCTATAGAAGAAGTGTTGTTTGGAGGTAAATATACCAGGCAACAGGATAGATCAACATCTACTGGTTTCTTTGGTTTAGCCACGGGAATTAAGGATAGAAAAGATCTGTTCGCAAGAGGAGAAGAAGGTAAGGATAATTATATTCATCCCTTATTTCATAAAGCGATAACGGAAGCCATAGATAAGGCTGAGAGTGGAATAACTCCCGGTTTTGTAAATGTGCAATCTTTAAAGGATGAATTACTTGACATATCTGATGTTGAAAATCATAAGGTGAGAATGTTTGCTATTGCTGATCTTGTACAGTTAGTGTTACTTGCTACGACTGTAGGTCAAGCTGTTAACACAATAAAGAGAGATATGCATTCACCATTTATACTTGGAGTGAATCTTCACTCTATAGATGCCAGTCTGTTGAGAGATAAGCTTTACAGATTTGGTAGCAAATCAGGTGGAAAAGGAGCAGGAGATATAAAAGCTATGGATGCCAGTATATTTCCTAGAATGGCACATTTAATGGCTATATTTTTCAATGAATTTTATAACTATAAAGTGGGGACCAAGGAATACAATAGGCTTTATGCGGCATGTCACAGTGTCATAACTGTCTATTGGATGAGGGGAGATAATCTCTACCTCAATTCAAGAGGGCAAGGGTCAGGAAACTGGCTTACTTGCATAATTAATTGTTTGTGTTTAAATGTGATGCATGCTTTTGCATTTCATTTAATGTATCCCGATAGGAAATTTTCTGAAGAAATATCTTTTGGTGTTCATGGTGACGATACGGCTTGGGATTCATCTCAAAACGTACCCTTGTTCAATATGAAGAACCTTCAGGCTATATTTCTTGAATATTTTGGTTATGTTTACACTGATCCAAACAAGAATCTGGAATGTGATTTTTACGTTGAACCTAAGGATTATACCTTTTTGTCTAGGG